CAGTAGAGGGTGCTGATGCGTCCTATATAATACTAGAAACTTATAATGTCGCAACGATTGATGAGAATTCACAAAATGATGACTTTGAACTTGCAGACGATAATATATTAGACTTTACCGAATCTAATCCATTCGGTGACGCTGGGATGAAATAATTATGATTGGACAATATTTTTACAACGAATCCACACGAAACATTGTGGTTGCATTTGGAACACTTTTCAACAATATTCAGTTGACAAAGAAAGACAGCAGTGGAAACGTCACACAGACAATGAAAGTTCCACTTGCATATGGGCCAAAACAGAAGTGGTTGTCTAGACTGACAGAAGACCCTAACCTTGCAAAAAAGGTTGCGGTGACACTTCCTCGTATTGGTTTTGAGATTTCTGGATTATCCTATGATGTTTCTAGAAAACAAAATAAGATTATGAAAGTAAAGAAGGTACTGGATGGTGCAGATAACTCACAGTTAAAATCTGGTTATATGCCTGTTCCATACAACGTAAACTTTGAACTCTTTGTTATGGCAAAGAACTCAGACGATGCATTACAAATTGTAGAACAAATCCTTCCTTACTTTCAACCAGAATATACAGTGACTTTGAGAGAAGTACCAGACTTGGAAATCATTCGTGATGTTCCAATAGTATTGAATAGTATCTCATATGAGGATGATTATGAGGGCGACTTTACTAGTAGAAGGAGTATCATTTATACTCTAAGTTTTACTGCAAAGTATTACTTATACGGCCCAGTAACGTCTACAAATGTTATTCGTACTGTACAAGTTGATCAATATGCAAACACTCCTGTCAATGCTCCTACAAGGGAACAGAGATATACAGTTGCGCCTGATCCGTCAAGTGCTACTGCGGCAGAGTTTGATCCAGATGATGATAACTTCGGTTTCAATGAGACAACAAGTTTCTTTGAAGATGCGAAAAATTATAACCCTTCAACTGGTCAAGATGAATAAATAGTAGAAAAGAATTTAGGATAAACGCAAATGGCAATTAGAAAAATCAATTCTAGATCACTTGGAGACACAACGGTTTCAACCGTTGATATTGCTGCAGATGCAATAACTTCAGCAAAAATTTCAGATGGAACAGTTGGTGCTGATGATCTTGCTTCAACCCTTGATCTTAGTGGGAAAACTATTACATTACCGCCAGGAACTGGTGGTTTGGATTGGACACAAGCGCCGCAAACTTCTAGTTTTACTGCTGTATCTGAAAAAGGATATTTTGTAGATACATCTAGTTCCTCTATTACTGTCACACTTCCTGCTTCTCCATCACAAGGAGACAAGGTTGCAATTGTAGACTATAAAGGAAACTCTGCAACTAATAATATTATTATTGATAGTAACGGAAGCAATTTCAGAGGAAATCCTGATACTTATATCAATACCTTTTCTAACAACAACCTCAGTATGTTGATTGTATATTCTGACGCAACTGAAGGTTGGGTAACAATCTATGATGACAGTGCGACAACAGGAACATCTGTTCCACCATCATATAGTGCAGATGTATTGGTTGTTGGTGGCGGTGGTGGTGGTTCTGCCGGAACTGGTTCTGGTGGTTCTGGTGCCGGCGGTTATCTAGAAGGAACGATGACACTTTATCAAGGAACAACTTATGCAGCAACCGTAGGTGCTGGCGGTGGAAAGGGATCAGCAAACCAAATAGGAACTAAAGGAACGGATTCTACTTTTAATGGTGCAACTGCACTTGCTGGTGGTGTTGGTTCTAACAACGGCAACAATGGTCTTGATGGTGGTTCTGGAGGCGGCGGAGGCGGCGCCTCAGTCAATGGTTCAAATAGAAACGGAACAGATGCAACTCAAGCAAATTCTGGTGGATTAACTGGATATGGTAATGACGGTTCTGACACCTATGGTTCTACTGCTTACGCTGGCGGCGGTGGTGGTGGTGCCGGTGCAGCCGGTGGTGGTGGTTCAAATGGTAGTGGTGGTGCCGGTGGTGCTGGAAGAACTTGGTCAATAGACAGTGTAACCTATGCAGGCGGTGGCGGTGGTGGTGCTGAAACCGGCTCAGGCGGCGCCGGTGGTTCTGGTGGAGGCGGGCCTGGTAGTCTTGTGGCCCCAAATTCTACAGTTAAATCTGGAACTGCAAACACTGGTGGTGGTTCTGGTGGTGATGGTGGAAACTCGCCTGGCGCTGCACAAGGTGGTTCTGGTATCGTAAAACTTAGGGTTTTGACATCACGTTACAGTGGAACAACAACTGGTTCACCAACAATAACAACTAGTGGTTCATATACATTTATAACCTTTACTGGTGATGGGAGTTATACAGCATAATGGCACATTTCGCAAAATTAAATACAAGTAATAAAGTTCTTGCAGTCCATGTTGTAAATAATGATGTTGCAACAGACGAAGCTGCTGGCGTAGCATTTTTGGAAGAACTTTATGGACAAGAAAATGGTATTACTTGGAAACAAACAAGTTATAATACTTATGGTAATCAACACCATGATGGAGGAACACCTTTTAGAAAAAACTATGCCAATGTTGGAGGATTCTATGATCCAGATGCAGACGCATTTCGGCAAAATCAACCATTTGCCAGTTGGACATTAAATACTGAAACTTATCTTTGGCAGGCTCCAGTTGCACATCCTGGCGATGGAAATTATAAATGGAATGAACAAACACAATCTTGGGATTCGGTTGAGGTAGAGTGATTAAATGTCTAACCAGACTGATATTTTAGATAATGTTCTTGGTGTTACAGATGTTGTGGAAACAACGACAAGAGATGTGACGCCTCCGAAACCAGTTCTTGTTCCAGAAACAAAACTGAATGAAGAGGACATTGACAATGATTATAAATATCAGAGAGAAAACTTTTATAATCTGATAGAAAGAGGACAGGATGCAATTGATGGTATCCTAGACCTTGCAAGAGAATCAGAACATCCTAGAACCTATGAGGTTGCTGGGAACTTGATAAAACAGGTTGCAGAAGTCACAGAGAAACTTGGAGACTTACAAGCAAAGATGAAGAAACTCAAAGAAGTTCCTAACTCTGCACCTCAGAATGTAACAAACGCATTATTTGTGGGAAGCACAGCAGAACTACAGAAGATGTTAAAGGGAAAATAAGATGCCATTAACTAGAATTAGACAAACGGCAATTGGTAACGATAGTATTACCACTGCAAAACTAGATGACACTTCTGGTGGTTTGACACTGCCTGGCGTAGAGTATGTAAAAGTTCCAGTGGGAACAACTGCACAAAGGCCTTCAAGTCCAGTAAATGGATATATGAGATATAACACAAATTTTGAAAGATTAGAACAATATGCAAATGGACAGTGGCAATCAATTGATACACCACCATCTATTACATCACTTTCTTATCCAAGTCCTGTTACTGCAGCTGATCCTGCTGGTGGAGAAACAATTACAGTTGCTGGTTCAAACTTTCAGTCTGGTGCAACAGTAACAGTCGGTGGAACTTCTGCAACTTCTGTTTCTGTTGTCAGTTCAACATCTATTACCTTTACCACACCAGCAAAGACTGCTGGTGACTATGATGTTACGGTAACAAACGCAAATGGTCTTGCTGCAACATTATTGAACGGTATTTCATATAATGGTTTGCCTTCCTTCACAACTGCCGCTGGTAATGTTGGTTCTATTGCAGAAGATCAGGCAATGTCAACAATTACTATTGTCGCCGCAGAACCAGATGGTGGAACACTTGCGTATTCTGTAACATCTGGTGCATTACCAACTGGTGTATCAATGAGTTCTTCTGGTGCAATTACTGGAACACCTAATGTAAATGTGACCTCAAACACAACCTATAACTTTACTGTTACTGCAACTGATGATGAGAACCAAACAAACTCTCGTGCGTTTAATCTTATTGTTGTTCGTCCTGTTTATGCAACACCGATTTCACAATCTTTGAGATTTGATGGAACAAGTTCTTACTTAATAAGAACTGAAAATACTGCCCCAACATCGACAACACAAACTACATTTTCTAGTTGGATAAAGCGTTCAGAATTAGGCCAAGAACATATTTGGACTTCCTATAACTCTAATGTTGCTGGTTATATTTACTTTGATACTAATGATAAAATTGTTGTATACTTGGATAAGTCCTCTGGTGGTTCAGATGAATTGAATGTAACAACAGACGCTAGATTTAGAGATCTGGCTGCATGGTATCATGTAGTAGTAAAATACGATGTTGGGCAAGCATCCAATTCCAATAAAGTTAAAATTTATGTAAACGGCGTCTTACAATCTGCAACATATTCTGGAACTGGTTCTGCTGTGGATGCCCACAGACTTCTATCTAGTGGAACTGTAAATCGTTTTGGGCAGTCTTTTAATGGTTCAAGTTGGTTTAGCGGTTATATATCTGACCTTTATGTAATTGATGGACAAGTAAAAGAACCTACTGATTTTGCTGCAGAATACAATGGTGTATGGACGCCTATCGCATACTCTGGAACATATGGCACAAACGGATTCCATTTACCCTTTGAACAAGAGACAGTAAGTGGTGGTTCATCAACATACTTTGATGGTTCTGGTGATCGGTTGCGTTTTGATGACGCTTCACTTTATGACATTGGGTCATCTGATGATTTTACTATAGAATGTTTCTTTAAGTCACCAGATGTTGGAGCTGATTATGGTAATATGTGGGGAAGATATGAAACTGCTGGGCCTCACCTTGCTTTTGGTTATGATTTTAGAAACGCAACTAGATTATTTTATTTTTATACTGGAAACGGGCAGTCTGTTGGTTGGGATGTAACACAAAGTTCAATTACAATGTCCTCAGCTAATTGGCATCATGTCGTATTTGATCGTTCTAGTGGAACACTTAGATGTTTCTTAGATGGGGAGAGATTAACATCTGTTGCCTCATATGGTGGTCAAGGTACTGTTGGTTCTATTTCTGGTGGTAATGTTACTAGTCAAAACTCGACTTGGAATCTTAGTAATTTTTATATTGGTGCTTATAACACTACTGGTAAACACTTTGAAGGATACATATCTAATTTTAGAATGGTAATTGGTTCTTCTGTTTATGGTTCAGATAGTAACTTTACTGTTCCTACCAGCCCACTTACAGATATTACAAATACAAAACTTCTTACTTGCACCAACTCAACTGCTGGTGATGATGTAAGTGCAAATGATAATGATGCTGCGGCCGTTGAAGGCAATACAACCACATCATCAATATCTCCATTGGGTAAAAACTTTAGTGATGATCAATCTGGTAATAATAATAACTATGGTGCAACTGCACTTGATGTTAATGATGTTGTGTCCGATTCGCCTACAACCAATTTTGCCACCTTCAACCATAATAACTTTCCAGTTATGACTTTTGCTGAAGGTGCATTGAAAATCACAACAACTACAAATAGCACAACTGTTTGGGGGACTCAATCAATTCCCAATACTGGTAAGTGGTATTTTGAGATGGAAGCAACAAACTATACCGGCGGCGGTGGTGTTTGGGCTGGATTGGGGTATGATACTCATTTGGGTGATAATGAGATTGATCAAGGTGGGATAAGACTTGGTACATATTCCGGCGGGGTTTATATAAACAACACTCAACAGAGTGGTGGGTATGCAAACACAGGAAACGGCGTTGATCAAACTGCTGATGGTGATGTGTATTCCTTTGCAATTGATATGGATAATGAACTATTTTATATCGCTAAAAATGGAACATGGTATAATAGTGCAGACCCCTCTGCTGGAACTGGTGGTTTAGATATTTCTGCAAACATCACTGCAAAGGGAACTAAACTTTATGTTCCAGCACTTGCCCGTGGTGGTTCTTATAACGAAACATACACTTGGAACTTTGGACAAGATTCCACATTTGCTGGTAATAGAACTGCCACTTCAAATGCTGATGCAAATAATGTAGGTGAGTTTGCTTATACTGTTCCAACAAACTTCCTATCGCTATGTGCTAAAAATCTATCAGAAGGAACAATCAGTGTTTCTACAGATGATCGTCCAGAAGATTATATGACTACTGTTCTATATACTGGAAATGGCACAGGTCAAAGTATTACAACTAGTTTCCAGCCAGATTTAGTTTGGATTAAACAAAGAAACGGCACAAACACACATCAGCTTTTAGATGTAGTGCGTGGCAAAATCGGTGGTGCCGCAAGTTTTGCAAGACTTCGCACTGACACTAGTGACGTTCAAGCAACGCCGGGAAGCGATAGCGGAATTTTGTCATTAGACAGTAACGGTTTTACGCTTGGCACTGATGGGGCATATAACGCAAACTCTTCAACTTATGCTGCATGGTCTTGGAAAGCAGGTGGCGCTCCAACTGCAACCAACTCTGCTGGTGCTGGTAATGTTCCAACATCTGGTTCTGTGTTGATTGATGGTTCTGCATCTACTTCTGCACTTGCTGGAACACTTGCCGCTGATAAAATATCTATCAATTCAAAGGCAGGGTTTTCAATTGTGCAATATGGCGGCAACGCCACAGGTGGGGCTACAGTAGCACACGGACTAGGCGATACCCCAGATATTATTATTCTTAAAAATATTTCCAGTGCAGCAAATTGGAGGGTTTATGTTAATGGCGTTTCTCTTTCAAATACACTTTTCTTAAACACAACCGGCACACAAACTGCTGATGCTGATAGAATTAGTGCCGTAGATTCTACAACATTTACTCTATCAACTGGTAACAATGCCGTTAATGGTAGTGGTTCTAACTACATCGCTTACTGTTGGAAGTCGGTGCCTGGTTATAGTAAAATGGGAACTTTTACAGGACAGGGTGATAAAACCTATGTTCATACAGGGTTTAAGCCTGCTTTCTTGATGGTGAAAAGTTTTAATACAGCGGCGCATCATTGGGCAATGTATGACAACAAAAGAAACACATACAATGTGATGGATAAATATTTTTACGCCAATAGTAATGGTGCTGAAAGTGATGCAGACAGAGTTGACTTTGTAAGTAATGGATTTGTGGGGCGTGCAAATAACTATGATATATCTCAAAGTGGTGTCGGCTTCGTATATATGGCATTTGCCGAAGATCCATTCAAGTATGTCGAGGCTAGGTAAAACTGATTAAGTTATGTTATGCAAAATTATGATCACTATCTTGGAAACCCTCTACTAAAGAAATCTAATGTTCCTGTAGAGTG